CTTTGGTGTGTACATCGATCGGTGGGAGAAGTCAACCTTTCGCAATACATTGGCGGCAATTTGGGTCGTCGTTGACGTGCCTGAGAACTGCCCCAAACCAGAACACACGGGAAGGAGATCGCGTGAAAAGATACGCAATCCTGCCGATGCTGTATTTTTAAACAAAAGGAGAGAGATCAATGACTAGCGCTAATCAAATACAGGTAGCGGGTACTCACTACAAGAACAAAGCCATTCAGCCATGGGACTACATCATCTCAAATAACATTGGCTACTTGGAAGGTAATGTAATAAAGTACGTGTCCCGTTGGAGAGACAAGGGTGGTGTCGATGACTTGAAGAAGGCACAGCACTACCTGACAAAACTAATAGAAACACAGGAGAAGTAGTATGAACGACACAAGGATGGAGCACGCCATTGCCCTTGCTGAGAAGTGTTGGGAAAAGGCAAGCAGAATTGAGCCCGAGTTTGTCGAGCGTTACTTGGAACTGTCTGCGGAACTACTACTGTCCAAGCCCGTGGTACTTGGTGACGAGTTCAGGGAATACTGCGCCAAGAATTTGCTGTTCAGACCTGCGACACTGCATCCTAATGTGTGGGTGTCAGGCGTACGGGCGCTCAAGACGATTGGTTGGATTCAGCACCAAGGCTACACAACCCCAACCAAATCACACAACCACATGCCCTCGGTATCAATGTGGAGGAGCATGATCTATGGCAGCGACACCTGAATCAAAAGTCAAGAAGCGCGTGCGTGAGGTGCTGGACAAGCTTGGCATCTACCACTTCATGCCACCAGCTAACGGCTTTGGTCGGGCGGGTATTCCGGACATCATAGCCTGCATGGACGGACATTTCATAGCGATCGAGTGCAAGGCTGGCAACGGCAAGACAACAGCCCTGCAAGACCTTGAACTCAACCGCATACACAACGCAGGCGGTACAACATACATTGCACGGGAGAACAACATAGATGAACTACAACAACTACTCAGGGAGAAAGCAAGTGGAATATGAAGACATGATGACCCAAGCAGAACTGGAGCGTCGTGTTGGAGCCATGTCAGACGAAGAGCAAGCGCACTTCAAACTACTCATACACAAACTCGTGATGTGCTACGGGGACGGCAACGCGCAGGGCGTGGTCATAGTGGGCAGGGCAGAAGACCAACTGGCAGGAGTCGTTACCCTAAACTGTGACGAGATGGAGGCGTCGCAACTCATGTTGGCGGCAAACGATTTTTTCGGCTTTCTAAACACCCTAGGCGCACCGCCCAAGGAGAACTTTAATTGAGCAAACCATACGACACGATCTTAACGATCGACTTCGAGACCTACTGGGACACCAAGGAAGGTTACACACTAAGCAAGATGACAACCGAGGAGTACATACGTGACCCAAGATTCAAAGCCTTCGGAGCCTGTATCCATGAGTACGGATCAGACAAGCCAACCCAGTGGTACAGGGGGGATGAGCTACCGCGCATCCTTGCTTGCTATGATCCTGCTACTACTGCTGTTCTGGCTCACAATGCTCAGTTCGATGTATCTATATTGGAATGGGTATATGACTGGCATCCAAGCTTTATCTTTGATTCTCTTTCCATGGCTCGTGCCCTTAGGGGTGTGGAGGTTGGTAACTCGCTGATGAAGCTGGCGATAGACTTTCGTCTACCGCCCAAAGGTAACGCCGTGTACAACACCAACGGCTACGAGAACCTCACGCCTGAGATGGAGAAAGAGTTAGCCGACTACTGCGCACACGATGTATGGCTGTGTGAGCAGATCTTTACCCGCTTAGCTGTTGGGTATCCATCGAAGGAGCTACGCCTTGTGGACATGACGTTGAAGATGTACACCCGTGCATGCCTTGAGCTTGACCCCAACATGCTGACCGATGCCATACTAGAGGAGAAAGAAACCCGTGAAGCCCTATTACAAAAGCTCGGCGTGGACGAAACTGCGCTTGCGTCGAACCCACAATTTGCAGCACTACTCACGTCCATCGGTGTGGTTCCCCCAACAAAGGTCAGTAAAACTACCGGCAAAGAAACACTTGCGTTGGCTAAGAATGATGCCCTCTTTCAGGCGCTACTCAACGGTGAACGTGAAGACGTTGCCCTTCTATGTGAAGCGCGTCTTAGGGTTAAGTCAACCACTGAGAGAACACGCGCACAGCGATTCCTCGACATCAGCAAACGTGGAGCACTACCCGTCCCCCTCTCGTACTATGGGGCGCAGACTGGCCGGTGGACAGCAAGCCGTGGCTCGGCCATCAACATGCAGAACCTCAAGCGAGGCTCGTTCCTACGCAAAGCGATTATGGCTCCCGAGGGGCATCAACTCGTCGTCGGGGATCTCTCGCAGATTGAACCGCGAGTACTTGCATGGCTTTCAGATTACACAGACATGCTTGACATCTTCAAGGCTGGAGGCGACCCTTACGCCGCGTTCGGTGCGCAGATGTTTAACATACCCGGACTTAGTAAGGAAAGTCACCCTGACCTGCGGCAGTCTGCGAAGAGCGCGTTGCTCGGTTGCGGTTATGGGTTGGGGTGGGCAGCGTTCGCGTCACAACTTCTCACGGGATTTCTGGGGGCGCCACCGCAACGGTACGATTTGGGCTTTGCAAAGAAACTTGGTGTTACCCAAGCCATGGCGGAGAAGTTCCTAGACTGGGAAGTCAACGTTGAGAAGCTAACCGCCATACCCCACACCTGTACAACCAAGGAGCTAGTCATCCACTGCCTAGCATCCAAGGCGATCATAGATAAGTACAGGGCTACGGCTACGCCTGTGGTGGACTTCTGGGCGCTTAACACTGAGCTTATCCATGAGTCGCTGTACAAGGGCAAGGAGTACAAGCACAAGTGCCTGACTTACCGCAAGGGGGAGATTGAGCTTCCATCAGGCATGAAACTGTTGTATCCTGACCTAAATATCAGGCGGTACACAGACGAGAAATCAAATAAAGAGCAGGTCGAGTGGACATACGGCCAAGATCGTACTAAGATATATGCAGGCAAGATAACCAACAATGTCACGCAGGGCGTAGCGAGATGCGTAATGACAGATGGAATGGTTCGTACTGCTAAGAGATACTTTGTGGCTGGAACAGTGCACGACGAGCAGATCGTTGTGGTTCCTGACGCAGAGGTGTCTGAGGCTAAGGCTTGGGTCTTAGCGCAGATGACTATGGAGCCGCCCTATATGCCGGGCATTCCATTGGACGCTGACGGTGGCGCGCACCGTCGTTATGGGTTAGCTAAAAACTAGGAGAAGCAATATTGAAGTTACCAACAAAAATAAGAGTAGGTAGGCGGTGGTACTCGGTCGAGGTGGTGGAAGCCATGCTTGACAAAGCAGTCATTGGGCGTGTGCACTACGACAGTAGACGCATACAACTAGGGCGCATGAGTAACACCACAGGCAAAGAGTTTCGACCGGAACAGATTGCCGATACGTTTTGGCACGAGGTTGTACACACAATTCTGAAAGACATGGGCGAGCATCGCCTTAACTCCAACGAAGCGTTTGTCACCAAGTTTGCCAACCGATTAACAGAAGCCATACAACACGCAAAGTTTGAATGAAAAAACCAGCATGGTCACACAGCAGCCTCAAAGATTTTGAGGGCTGTCAGCGCCGATACCACGAGGTCAAGGTCTTAAAGAAGTACCCCTTCCAAGAGACTGAGGCCACGCGTTACGGCAACAAGGTGCATGAAGCCATCGAGTTCTACATCAGGGACAAGACGCCGATACCACCCGAGTATGCGCAGTTCCAGCCTGTAGTGGACGCCATGCTGAGTAAATCAGGCAGAGTGCTTGCTGAGCATGAGATGGCATTAACGGTGGACTTAAAGCCTACGGGTTGGAAGTCCCCTGACGTTTGGGTTCGAGGCATTGCCGACATCCTGATCGTTAACGATGAGAACCTTACGGCGTGGGTGGGAGATTGGAAGACTGGCAACAACAAGTACCCCGACAGGGATCAGCTTGTGCTTATGTCACTTATGGTCTTCGCACACTTCCCCCACATCCGCAAGGTCAACTCAGCGTTGCTGTTCATTGTCAAAGATGATATGGTCAAGATGCAGATGACACGAGATCAAGCCGAGCAGTTCTGGTGGAAGTATCGTGAGCGCACTGCACGTCTTGAAGCATGCTTTGAGACAGATGTATGGAACCCTAATCAAACCCCACTATGCGGATGGTGTCAGGTCACCGGATGCGAGTTCAATCCTAAACACTAGGAGGAAGTAATGACACAAGTAAACGGCAAGCGTGACTACAAACACGCATACAAACTGCAAAAGAAAACGGGCGAAACAGCCGATCAAGTTGAAAGGCAACGCGCTCGTAGAGCCTACGATAAGAAAGGAATTGATCGCGCAGGCAAAGACATTGACCACATCAAACCATTGCGTGCTGGAGGCAAGTCAACAGCAGGCAACACACGACTCCGTAACAAGAGCGCAAACCAAAGCGACAACGGAAAATAATAGCTCGGAGAAGCAATGGAAATCATAGAAGAC